ACTTAAACCTAATGGTGGGTCAAGCGTTAAAGATTCGGTAGATAGATTGGAGCGACAGGTTGAAGAAATTTATCGCATCCTTCTTTCTCGCAATAACTCTTAGCGGTTGCGGTTACCAAGGCTGGGTTAGATATCCCTGCCAAGAGTTTGAGAACTGGGAAAAGCCTGAGTGCAATCCCCCACAATGTTTACCAACTGGTACTTGTACCAAAGACATTTTGCCTGGAGTATTTGATGAACCAAAAAAATAAACTAACACCAGAAGAGCTACACGCAAGACTGATCGTAACAATTGGAATCATCCTTGCCATTGTATTTGCTGGTTCTGTCTTTGCATTGCTATATGCACTGCTATTTATTACACAACCATTAGGAGAACAGGCACCTAACGATGCTGCATTTATTGATCTTGTTAGTACCTTGTGTGTGTTTCTTACTGGTTCTCTTGCTGGAGTACTTGCAGGAAACGGATTGAAGTCTAAGCCTAAAGAAAAGAAAGATGGAGAATAATGAAACCTGTTGCAAAGAGAGCTACACCTGCTGCTATTGCTGTCCTTCGACAAGCTACGGCGCTATATCCTTCACGTAAGAAAGCATCAGATGGACTACTGCCATCAGCAGCACACATCCATCAGAATCCTAATTCAGATCACAATACAGGATTTGGTGTAGACCTAACCCACGATAAGTTGGGTGGAATTGATTGCTTTAATTTATTTCAAGAACTAAAAACAGATAAGCGTGTTAAGTATCTTATTTTCCAAGGCAAGATCTGGTCAGTAGATCGTGCCAATGAAGGGGACCGTGAATACACAGGTTCAAATAAGCACACCAAACATCTTCACATCTCGATCAAAGAAGGATGTGGAGACGACACTTCCCCTTGGTTCCCTTGGTTGGGTAAGCCAAAGGTTGTCGGAAAGGTTAAGGCAGCAGTTAAGCCTTTACCAAAAAAGAAAGAACCAACAAGTCCAAAGGAGTAACAATGGATAAGAACAAGTTAAAAGCAATTGCGGCTACGTACCTACGTGCTGGCGTTGCATCAGTCATCGCTTTGTATCTTGCAGGCGTAACAGATCCAAAGGCTTTAGCAACAGCAGGACTAGCTGCTATTGCAGGTCCACTGCTAAAAGCATTGGATCCAAAGGCTACAGAGTTTGGACGCGGAGCTAAGTAATAAGTAACTGCGAGGCGAAGAGGCTCACCCCGAAAGGGGTGGGCTTCTTTTTTTATGCCATTTTATTCTGCGTCAGCAGGACAAGGAACAGTCACTAGGTTTCCACAATTAGTACAGGTACCATCAAGGAACCACCAAACAAGTTCATTATCTTCAAAGGCGCACATCACGTTAAATACCTGCGACCCACACGGACATACGTGGATAGGTCCTAAACCCCTCAGATCGGCTCCGAAGGGCTTAGGAAGGGTATGTTTACCCCAGAGTCTAGGCAGGGTGAGTAGACGGAACCACATAGACTGACCGCTAGGAGCTTCGCTCCCTATTACAGTAATTCGCCTCACGGCTCATATGGTAGCGATTGTAGGTGTCGCTAACGCAACGACACGCCGTTAGGTGTAGCCTTGCCCAATGACCACAATCGTTGGAGTAGAAGGAATTGACTACGCTGTTCTAGTAGCTGACTCACAGATCACTGAAGATAACCTAGTCACCATTGCTACATCCACGCCAAAGATTGTTGAAGTTGGTAAGTATCTCATTGGAATCTCAGGTGATACACGACCTGGAGATATCCTTTCCTATAACTGGAAGCCACCTGCCTATCGAGGTGAGAACCCAGTGCAATTTATGGGTAAGAAAGTAATACCTAGTTTAATTAAAGTATTTAACGACAACAACTACGACTACAATAAGGTGGACAAAGATGGTGGCTTCGATTATCTCATTGCTTTTAACGGCAATATCTTTCGTATTGCTTGTGATCTCTCTTTTTTCCAAGCAAATCACGGAGCGTATGGCATTGGTTCTGGGGGTCAGCTTGCTCTTGGCTACTTGTATTCAGTTATCAGACCTAATGTTGAATTAGATTATGCAAAGAGACACGCCCGTAAAGCCGTTGAGATAGCGTCGGTTCTTGACTCTAATACTAACAAGCCTTTACAGTTGGTAGTACAGGAAAGGATGTAGCTATGGAGTTTAATACATACGAAGAAGTGAAACCAGAGTTTAGGGAAGTCATAGCAACAAGTGAGTACGCTGCACACTACTGGTTTGAACAGGGCTGGAAGGCTTGTAGACTTGCTTTCTTATTACACGATCAAGCAGAGAAGGCAAAGCTATGACAGTGTTTATATTTGGTTTGTTGATAGGTGTTGTTATTGGTAGAGCGTTTGATTTGTGGGTGGATTGGAAGTATAACAAGTGACTGATCCTAAAGAACTGTTGCTGACTGCACTACGTGCAGGTGATGCCAAGCGTTCAAGATCTACACAGGTACAGATTGGACCATCAGAACTAGGTGGTTGCCGACGTAAAGTTTGGTACCGACTCAACGATCAGCCAGAGACTAATGATAACGAAATGAAACTCGCTGCCATTATGGGTACTGCTATCCACGCAGAAATTGAAAGAGCTTTAGCAGATAATCCAGATGTTATGATTGAAACTGCTGTTGAATACAACGGAATGAAAGCACATATTGACTGTTTCGTACCAGGTACTGGCGATGTTATTGACTGGAAGACAAGCAAGGTGCGTAACCTTTCATACTTCCCATCAACACAACAACGCTGGCAAGTACAGACTTATGGCTATTTACTAGCTAAGAATGGCTATGATGTAAAGCGTGTCTCGCTTGTCGCTATTGCACGTGATGGTGATGAGCGAGACGTCAAAGTTCATACAGAAGATTACGATGAAGCGATGGCACTAGAGGCACTGAGCTGGCTAGAGGCTATCAAGGCATCAGATACAGCACCAGAGCCAGAGCGAGAAGAAAACTACTGCAAGTTCTACTGCAAGTTCTATGACGCAAGTGGGCAGTTAGGATGCGTCGGTCTAAAAAAAGAACGTATCGCAACTGAAGAGGTATTAATCCAAGACAAGGATGCCTCAACTAATGCGATGAAATACCTACAATTAGATGAGAAGATCAAAGAGTTGACAAAAGAAAAAGACTCACTAAAGTCTGCTCTTGAAGGAATCGCTGGGATTACAGATACAGGTATCCAAGTTCGTTGGAATAAGGTAGCTGGAGTAACATCGGTAGACAAAGATGAAGTACTTGCTAAACTTGGTTTCGTACCAACCAAGCAAGGTGCAGATTCATTACGGTTAACAATCAAACAATCTGGAGGAAAGTAAATGGCTGCAAACGAAAACACAAAGTTCCAAGTAAACTTCAAGACAAACAATGGAACGCTTATTAATCTTTATGCAACTGATGTAAAGGAACTAGAGGCAGGTCTTACTGATCTATCAATGGTCTCAGCTCTTATTAAGTCTACCGATGCTGAACTCAACGGTGGTAGAACACCAGCACCTACTGTTGATTCAATAGCACAGTCATTTAATGCAACACCTGTTGCTGCACCTGCTGTTGTCGAAGGTCAAGCACCAAGCTGTAAGCACGGTGTAATGAGTTTCCGTACAGGTACTTCTGCTCGTGGCCCTTGGAAGGGCTGGATGTGTGCTGCACCAAAGGGTGCAACAGATAAGTGCTCAACTATCTGGGCCTAGCAAATGCGGGAACCGCACGAGTTTGAGGTTCCTTTATGTGCTCAAGTAGGTGGCGATCTATTCTTTCCTGACTTAGAATATGAAGGCAAGTTAGCTCGCATCAATATAGCATCAGCAAAATCAATCTGTCGTAACTGTCAACACATCACTGAATGTGCAGAGTGGGGTATCCGCAAGGAACAACACGGCATATGGGGTGGAATGACAGGTAGTGAACGACGCAAAATTCGTAGGCTACGAAACATATGATTAGAAGAGGACAAGAGTGCTTAAACTTTCCCGTGCTTGGAGTGGAGTAACTACCAAAGCTACGCCACTACCTGACGTGTGGAAAAATCTTGTCAAGCAATCTATTAAGTTTCGTCGTGGCCAAGTATGTATGGTAGCTGCAGCACCTAACGCTGGTAAGTCAATGTTCGCATTGATCTATGCCATCAAAGCACAGGTGCCAACGCTTTTCTTCTCCGCCGATACAGATACAGCGACAGTAATGATTCGTGCTGCTGCGCACCTATCGGGACATAGCCAGTTGGCTGTGGAACAGAACATAGATAAGAGATCTGATTATTATTCAGCACACTTAGCTAATACATCACATATTCAATGGGTCTTTGACTCCAGTCCGTCTCTTGATGATATTGAGATGGAGATCAAGGCATACTTTGAATTGTATGGAGTAGCACCTCAGTTGATTATCATAGATAACCTAATGAATGTATCTGCTGAGACAGACAATGAGTGGGCAGGGCTACGTGCAATTATGATGGAGTTGCACGATATGGCACGTAAGACAGAGGCTTGCGTCTTAGTACTCCATCACGTATCAGAACAATCAGAGTATGGTTCTCCTATGATGCCACCACCTAGACGAGCTATCCACGGCAAGGTAAGTCAGTTACCAGCGTTGATACTTACACTAGGTTATGATCCGTCGCAGGGTCTATTGCGTATCGCATCAGTCAAGAACCGATTTGGTCCACACTATGCTGATGCTTCTCAATGGGCATCGCTGTTTGTAAACTTTGGTGCTTGTCAAATAGGTGATGATGATGCACAAGGCAGAGCATATCTTCGTTCTAATGCAGAAGGAATCGCATATGGTAATGTCTAAGTACGCTCTAACAATAGAAGAGGAAGCCACTTGTGTTGAAGTTGGATACCAAAGACAGAAGCCATACTTCGGTGACCCAACGAAGAACATTAATTACTCAGAGGGTGACCTATGGGAAACGTGGCAGCACGTTGTCTGTGCAGGATCAGAGCTTGCATTTGCACGTATGGTCGGTAAGAACGACTTTACTCCACACTATAACAAATGGAAGTCAGAGCTTGACATTCCAGGATTTGGAGAGATTCGTTATTCGTTTCCACCAGTAAGAGGAATGCGTTACTCAACTAGAGATGATGATAACCTTGTGTATGTATTGATGTCTGATGGTCTATGTCATAAGACACGACGCAATGCACCTGACTGGAAAGGACCTGAGTACACAGCTATTGGTTGGAAACTTGGGTCTGAATGTAAACGCGATGAATGGAAATATAACGATAGGACTTGGTATGTACCAGTTATATATCTTAACTCTATGGAAAGTTTGATACTCAATGGCTAACAAGAATGGTCGCAAAGGTTCTCAGTTTGAGACAGATGTTATGAAATGGCTACGTAACGCGGGAGCTATGGCAGAACGTTTGACTAAGGCTGGGGCAAAAGATGAAGGTGATATGGTTGTTATCATATCTGGAGAAACCTTTATCTTAGAACTCAAGAACAGGCAGACCCTTTCCCTGCCTGAATTCTGGAGAGAAGCACAGGTTGAGGCGCTTAACTACGCAAAGGCTAGGGGTCTTGGGGAAGTTCCCCTTTCCTATGTTGTAGTTAAGCGTCGCAACGCACCAATAGAACAAGCCTGGGTCATTCAAGACCTAGCACAATGGATAAAGGAGAAACAATAATGCCAGTACCAGGTGGAGAAATAACAACAACAGAGATCCTAGTACCAGTAGTAGAAGAAGTAGTTGAAGATTCAACTACAGAGGAAGACGAAGATGATTTGCCAGAACTGTCGTAAAGCAGGAGAAGAGAACACACTCGCTCATTACAAGCGAGCTACTAATTGGCACGAGAAATGTGATTTTAAGGGGTGCGTATGCCAGCACAAGACTGGTCCAGGGTTAGTAAAGCGTCCAAACGAAAGCACTCCGTTGATGCAACTTCAATCCCCATAGGAACTATTGTTTCCTATTACGGTGGAGAAGTAAGAGAAGGTAAGTCAGCAGCAGTTCGTTGCTGTATACATACAGATAGTAGACGTAGTGCTGTAATGAATACGTATGACAACCTGTACTTCTGCCATACCTGCGGTAAAGGTGGCAGTTCAGTAGATGTTGTTATGCACATAGAGAATTTGGAGTTCAAGGATGCCCTCAATCGTGCAATCGAAATCACTGCTGGAAGCGGCCAACCATTACAGTCAGGCAATAAACGAAGAGGCTCTAAACTATCTCGAAGGACGTGGAATATCTGATGCTGTTGCTCAACAGTTTTCGTTGGGTGTTGTAACAGATCCAATTAATGGCCACGAAATGCACAGGGGTTGGCTTTCCATACCGTACATCACAGCTAATGGACTATGTGTAGGCTTTAAGTTCAGACGACTAGATGAAGGCAAACCCAAGTATGGATCTCCATTAGGTCAGAAGGCACACCTGTATAATGTAGGTGATATAACTATTGATAGCTCTTTCATTGCAGTATGTGAGGGTGAATTAGATACGGTCATCTTGTCTGGTCTAGTGGGCATACCAGCAGTAGGTGTACCTGGAGTACAGTCTTGGAAACCACACTTTGTCAAGCTCTTTACTGGCTATGACAACATCTTTGTTATTGGTGACAATGACATCAAGGAAGATGGCACTAATCCAGGAGCTGAGTTCTCTAAGCGTGTCGCACAAGAGGTTACAAATAGTACAATAGTAACATTACCCCCATCAATGGACATCAATGACTTCTATCTGGCCAATGGTGCAGATGCTACGAAGGCTTTGTTACTAGGACAGAAGGATGAGTAGAGACGAATGGCTACAGATGGTACAGATTTTGCAGCATATGGGCTTCCAGATCCTAGAGATCAATATGGAAACCGAGACTTTGTTAGTCCGTCCTACCCCAGCAAGATAGATGAGGCGTTCGTTGCAGATGTCTGGCGGATTATGGATCAAGCTGGCAACCTATTGGTACGTAAGCACCACGACTACGGCCCAAAGAACATTGCTCACTCACCAGGTGGACCACTTAATGGTCTGCGTGTACGTATGTGGGACAAGATAGCTCGCATTAATAACCTTGTTGATTCTAACGTTAGCCCTAGCAACGAGTCATTGCGTGATTCATTCTTAGACTTACTTAACTACTCAGCGATTGCAATGATGGTACTCGATGGCGTATGGCCAGAAGTACAGGATGATGACTGAGTTACATAAATCTATCTATGACATAGCACCTAGTGTTGCAAGCGCAATAGCACGTCGCTTCCGTGGCTATGTAGAGAGAGATGATGTACTGCAAGAGTGTCTTGCTTGGGCATTAACACGTGGTAAACAGTTTGATGAGATGCTTAATGAACCCAATGCAGTTCAACGTGTTATCAATGAGAAGCGTATTGCTTGGCAGATGAAGCGTTCTGCTGAACGTTATGCTCGCAAAGAGAAGGCATCTAAGTCTGGCTATCGAACAGGTGATGAAGCCTTCTACGATACAGCTATGATTGCACAGGTCTTGCCTCACGTGATTGCATCTATTGTTGATGACACAGTATTAGAGCAGGCTCAGAACCTTATCAACGATGGTTCACCCAAGAAGCCTAGCGTTCCAGCAGAAGGCGGCAACCTGCTTGCTACCCTGATTGATGTCAAGCGTTCCTATCTAAAGTTAGAAGTAGAAGACCAGACCATACTTCGTATGCGCTACCACGAAGGACTTACCTTGCAACAAGTAGCACATTTATTAGAATGTGCTATCTCTACTGCAGATCGTAGATGCACCAGCGCATTACGTAAGGTGCAGAATGGCTTGGGTGGTGACAACCCGTGGCAATGAAAGAGATTGATTTATTTGAGTATCTAAGGGACAACCTATACCCAGACCTTACCAAGTCTGAGGGTATCTATGACTCCTTTGATTGCATTAGTGTTATGGCAGGTCACTACATAGAACTCAAGTGTAGACATACACACTATGACACACTACTCATTGAAGAGATGAAGTATCGTAAGCTGATAACGCAGGCAGCAGAAAGGGATCTCATTCCCTTCTACATTAACTCGACTCCAGAAGGGGTCTTTTCTTTTGACCTGATGGATGTTGCAGAACCTGAATGGTTAAGTCATTGGATGCCAGCAACAACTGAGTTTGCACGTTCTAACAAGGTCAGTAAGTTAGTAGGTTATCTACCTATCGAAGAGGCGGTTAAACTCTGATGCAGTATGACTATCGTTGCCCTGAGTGCAATGGGGAAATAACTATTGAGCGCAGTATCCACGAAGATCCACGTGATCCTTCTTGCTTTGTGTGCCACATAAGTATGATCCGTAAGTGGGATTCACCTGGCGTTACCTTTAAGGGTAAAGGGTTTTACAGTACTGGTGGATAAGTAAAGAACCCTACCGCGGAAGGGTGCAGTAGGGTTCCACTTACTCGGAAGAAATGAGCAGATCAAACTATATCAGTACCAGTTTCGTCTGTCACTATGTCTGAGAGCGCGACACGCACTCCCTGAATAGCGATGGTTAATGTATCGTAAACCGTGAAGGATTTGTAATTCAGGTTCTCGACTACGTTCTCTAAGGAGTTGAGCAATTCCGTAAGCTGTTGAAGCTGGGTTGTCGGCGAGGTGGTCAAGCCTGCTCTCACGGGTCCATAAGGTGACAAGGCATTTGGTTTCACGCTTGGTGTATCCGAGTGCTCTTGAGTAACTAACGATAAGTGACCTGTTCTCACGCTTTTCCTCCATCGTTGCCTTGGTTTGTATCGGCTTGGGTAAAGGTAGTTCCCCTAGCTTTTGTACGTGTACCAATAATAGGCTCAATAGTATTACCGTTAATATCAATCCACGTTTTACCCTCTTGCTCATCACTCACCTTTTCCTTCTCCAGCAATTCTTTGTAGTCTTCTGGGTGCAGGTGAGAGAGCTTGATTAAAGCCCTGTCCCTAGCTCTTCGGTAGTTACGGTAATAGACAGCTGCCTTTGCAGCACTTGCCATTCTCTTCTCATCTGTCATTGATCTTCTTATCCCATACAATAATCAAGTAAGCAATTAACATTACAGCTGCTAGTCCTAGTGCATATGTCATACTCCCACCGCCAACGCTGCATAGATAACCTTAGTTATATCCAACGACTGTCCTACTAGGTGAGCATCTTCCTCATCACTATCCCAGCCTGAGACTAGAAGCCTACAGTTAATAGGGCTGCGTCTTAGATATTCGATAGCTTCATTGGCACTGTTGCCACCCCAAATCGCCTCACCCTTCTCATCTACTACTTCATATAGGTTGATAAGTGTGGATACGCGAGGGTGAAATGCAATTATCTCACTCATTCTCCCCCTGCCCTTCTACATTCTCTTTGATTATATCGTTGATAGTCTTCTCTACAGCTGGCGTATCTGATGACAGCGAGATCTTAGATAGTGCTTCACCTAACGCTGTTCGCCAGTTGCTACCTTCTCCAGCTGCCAGCGGGGTAGGTTCACCACCACTGAAATCAAAGAGCTCTACCTTATTCCACTTCTGTCCTGCCTGTACCACCAATGTAATAACGTGGGTAATTGTATCTTCTGCCATTTACTCACCCTTCCCTTCTGAATATGTATCGATCATAGATAGTGCATAGGTCATTCTCATTAGGTTCATTCCCGCTTCCTTCTCCGTCTCTTCCTCTTGTATCTGTATCAATGCAAGGTCACGACATAGATCGGCCTTAGCTTGCCAGTATTCTTTATTCATTACGCTATCTCCCATTCCTCTATTTCCTTACCTACTTGATTAAGTCCTGCTAATTTGCAGGTATCATTCTCGCAGTTGCGTTGGTCGCTATTTTTATACTGAGCTAAACTCTCCCAGCAATCTTCACACTTATAGTACTTCATTTACTCACCCTTCCCTTCTGTTGGTAATACTCTTCCCTTAAAATCGGTGCTGATTATCTTGATATCTTCTTCCCCTATGTAAAGGTTACCCCAATCCCACTGCCTAGGGTCACCGTCATAAGTCTCTATCTCTAGTGTTACTAGCCACTTATCCTTCATCAAGCTCCACCTCTCCGTCACCTAGTATCAGGGTTACGGTTATGTCGTTGATAATTGTCTCGTCTATCTTGCCAAGCTCGTCCTCTATGTTATTCATACCGTTGATCGTGGCTTGTTCGTAGGCTTCAGCACTTAGGTTTCCCGTAGTGTCATCAAGCTCTAGGCATACGTTAGTAGTAATCGTTAAGTAATCGGTTACGAAATTAACGCGGTAGTCATAGCTCACTTCTCTCCCCCTTCACAAGCGTCACAATCAGGTTCAGCTTCGTTGCGTTCAGCTTCATAGTCTATGAGAGCACCGTCTAACCCTTCCCCACAAGGTAGGCAAACCGATAACCCATTCTCTAACACCTTCATCATCACCCTTCCCCTCTCATAATCTGCGGTAGGTTTAGCAATCGTCTCACTTGCGCGAGCTGATCCAACCTGCCTTGATAGTAGTTACGGTCACTACTCTCCGTTCCAGTACTCAGTCTCTCTAGTACCCATTCTGCCTCTACATTTAGGAACTGCTCCAGCTCTTTCATCACTCTTCCTGCCCTTCTAGTCGCTGCTTAATAGCTTGTTTAATCTTCTCGTTGGTATCTGTATCCATTCCCATTACTACGATATGCGTATCAGCCCAGCTCATTACGCTACCGCCTTAGCTTTACACCCGTTGCACACTATGCCTACACCGATCTTAATTGTGTAGCTGGGTAACCTCTTGCCATTACTTAGCGTTACATATAACGCTTCATTACTGTTGCATTCCATACATACGGGCTTGATTTTTTTGCTCATTCTTCTTCCCCTTCCATAGCTGCATTCTTCTCCAATAGCTGGCGCACTAGCTCAGCTGCTGCCACCACTCCCGCTGCGTGGGCTTCTTCCAGTGCTTTGTTACTGTACCTGCTGCAAGGTATAACACTCACGCGATCCATTACATCTATGCCCTGCCGCCAGCGTTCCATAGTAAAGCTGCCACTGTAAGTGATACTGCATTCCTTCACCACTGTAACGATAGCCTTACTCCCTTTATAGTGAGAGGTATATACCTTCACCCTTCTCCCATTCTCTAGGTCATAGGTATCAGTAGCCTTGCGGCCTATGAAATCAGTGAACCTTTTGCATTCTGTAGCTGTAATCACTTACTCACCCTTCTCTTCTGTCATAGTTAGAATATAGCCGCGCTCTAGCCCTTCAATATAGGCGTCTAGCACTGCCATAGCTGTATCTTTATCCCACTGCTTAGGCATAGTGATATTTATACTCATTCACTTTCCCTGCCCTTCTAGATAGCACTCGGTAATCGTTCCCCAGCACCAACCATTTCCAACCCAATTGATGTGACCTGAAGCGTAGAATATGGCAGCTAGTAGCAGCACGATAGCTACTGCTCTCACTCTCTTTCCTCTTCTAGTAATCATTCCTCTTCCTTCCCGTTTACTGTATCCTGCCAAATTTTATTTCCCCAATCTGGGTGTGACCTGAAGCAGCTGCCATAATATGCAACATCTCCAAGGTCATCACAGTAAACCCCAGTAAGCTCCCCTTTGATAGATACCTTCCCGCTTCTAGTGAATATCCTGCGTACGGTATAGGTATCATTCCAAGCAAGGTCAATAGTCAAGCTGTACCCGTTGCTAATCGGTAAAGTAATGCCAGTGCTGCGCTTGATTACTCTTCCGCCACTTATAGCGAATAAGTTATCCCTTCCCAGCTGCTCTATAGTCTCGGATATATTGCACTCTCTGAACTCTTCTAGCTTTACTGCTTCCATTACGCTACCTGCTTTGTATAGATACCGTAAGCAGCGTACAGCTTAGTGATCCGCTTTACTGCAGCTGCTGTCATTACTGCCGCTGCTACTTCCTCGCCAGTCTCGATATCTACTAGGCGGATATAGCTCTTCTCTCTCCCTGCCATTTTTTTACCCCTTCCAAGGTAGGTTATTCCTAGGGCTTAGCTCTAGGCCATTCCTTACGGTATAGCTACCGTAAAGAATAGTCAAGCTCTAAGCTACTTCACGCGCTAGGCGTGGCGCATTCTCTCCCAGCTCTTCAGTATCTGATATATCGAATACATATCTCCAGCTGAAGCGCATTTTATCCTCTCCCGCTTCAGTGGTATAGCTGCCAGTAGGCACGAGGATAGCTGCGCCGCTGCTCCCCTTCTTTACGCTTCTTCCTGCGCTCTTCCAATCGTGGAAGCCAGCGCATTTTGTAGCTGTAGGCTTCTGCCATAGAATTAGAAGCCCATTCCTTACGCTGTAATCTTCAAGCAGTGTAGTCGGCACAATAGTGCCGCGCTCTTCCATAATCTCCACTGCGTCAGCTAGTGAGCGTATAAATGCGGCCTTCTCTTCCTTGCTTCTCATATGCTTACTCTCCCGCCAGCTCTAACACTGCCCAGCTGCTGTTAGCGTTCAAGCGTTCAAGCTCAGCTGTAATCTCTTCCACTGTAGAATTCTCAGTAATTGTAGAGATATCCCGCAAGGCTCCCGCGTTCATAGTCTCGAACATCCCAGCGGGTAAGTTCATAACCTTAGCTAGATATTCACTAGATAGGCTCACTTTACTGTTGAAGCTCTTGCCAGCGTAAGTAAATGGGAAATAAACCCATTCAATAGCTGTATTCTCTCCCTTTACTTCTAGTGCTGTATTCATTCTATACCCCTTCCAAGGTTTAGGATCTTTCCTAGGCTAGCCCTAGGCCAGCGGCCAGCTCTTGCGAGCTGGCAGCTAGTCAAGCTCTAGCGTAGTGCTTCTATGTCTGCTGGGTCTAGGTTAGTATCATAGCTATGGCCGCAATTAGGGCAGCTGATAGCAGCTAGGAAGCTGTCACCGTAAGGCTCTAGCCATATAAACGCAGCTGAGCTATTACAGTCACCGCAGATAGCTTTATGCTTCACAGTCGTGTCCATAGTAATACTCTCCCGCTTCCTCTTCATTAAGTAAGTTAAATATTCTGCCGCATTCTATGCAGCGGGCGCGTGTCTGTAGCTTGAAGGTATCCATTTACTTTCCTTCCTTATATCTGCGAGAAGCCCAGCTGGTAGCTCTAGCCTTAGCTTCCTCTAGTGTAATATCCTTGTGCCAGCGATTAGAGCTCTTATGTCCGCCAGTGGTAAGCAGCGTGTAAATATCTGAGCTGCCCAGCTGGTAGATAGTGGCGCGGGCCTTAGGGTTGATAGGGTTGCCAGTGCTGCGCTCTACTAAATCAGCTGGCAGCTGTAAGCTAATCATATTCCAATCTTTACGCTCTATCAGATTATCTGATAGGAATGTATCTAGCTTCATTTACTTACCTTCCTTCAGCTGAACTCTTCAGCTGATACCCTTAAAGTACGCTACCGTATTCAGCGTGTCAAGCTATAAGCTGCGATATTAGGTAACAATATGGTAACGATTAGCTGAGAATTAGCTGTGAGATCTTATGCCCTAGAAGCTAGAAGCTGGCAGCTGTAAAGCTGCGCGAGCTGAGACAGCTGCGCCAGCTGGCCGCTGGGATAGGCCGCGGGAATAGCTAGCTAGCTGTCAAGCTGTCGGCATTTATTATATTAGGGTATAGAGACATATAGGGGAGAGGGTAGCCGATAGGGTAGCCGACCCAGCGGAAAATGCTATACGGTACAGTACAGCTGCAATAGCTGTAATAGCTGCAGCAGCTGCGCCAGCTGCGGCGAGCAGACCCCTAGGTGTTAAGTTTAGTGCGTGTGTATAGTATGTACCCACTACAGATATATTTCCTAAAGTGAACCCAGTCACTTATTAATGTCCTATTTTGTACACATATTAAAGTGACCTTAGTCACTTTCCGTAAATACTTTATACCATAGGCAGGAAATGATCTTTTTTTCCTGCCTTATATACAGTAGGGGCGGTAATTGTGATAGCCCCGTACAACCTCGCTTCGGTCACCCTACGCGAGTCCCTAGGACGAGCCCTGACTTACCCCTCGCTACGCTGTAGCTTGCTCGGGAGTTTACGGTATCGGTGGTTGTGCAAAGCACAACTTTTAATCGGGTGTAGTCTATCTATAACCCAATGAGATACTGGAGATCCAATGGCTGAGAACTCAGCAGATATAGCAAAGCGAATCATCTTAGGATGTGTAGCTGAGGGTATGACCATTGAACAAGCCTGCCTCTCGGCTGGTAAGTCTATGAAGACATACGAGTACTACCGACGTACCGATAAGATCTTTACAGACAAGATTGATAGAACTCGCCTTGGGCTAAAGGATAAGTCCTTCGCGGCAGGCGATGTCCACGACATCTCATTTGCCGAGTT